GTGATGACCGCGCCGGCGATCTCATTGACTTGATCGAAGCTGATCATGCCCTTGGCGACGAGGAAACCGCCGGCGGCGCTGAGGCCGTGGCGGATGAGGGAAGCGACGTTGGGATTCATTTCTTTTTGATGGCTTTGTAGAGGGCCGTGATGGCGGCGACCAAGCCTCCGAGGGCCGTTAGGAGGCGAGTCCACTCAGTGAGTTCAGGGAGATAGGAAGCCACTGTGGCGACTGCTGCCGTGCCGATCATAGCAACGATTCCTCCGGTTCCTCCTGCGTGGTTGGTCGCGTCCATTGTTTTACTCGGGCTTGGCTTGGGCAGCGGTGAGGATGATGTCGGCCAGAGGGACGCCGACCTTGGCGTTCTGGTAGCCACCGGCTTTGATGGCGATGTCGATGAGCTGGAGCAGTTGGTTGGCCTGCTCCTGAGTGAGTTCGATCTTGATCATATCAGGCCGCAGTGTCGGAAACGACGGGCTGATCCGCAACCAAAACCGGCTCAACCTGAGGCAGCATCGGCGGAACGATTTCAACCGGCGGCAACCACGGCAGCGGCGGAGCGATGACCGGAGGGTTGATCTGGTCGTTGATCTGCTGCGTCACGTTCGCTTCGATGGCCGCTTGATCGACGCCATTGGCGAAGCACCAGCTCAAGACTTGATCCTGAGTCAGTTGGTCGTAAGGCGTGAACGAACCACTCGGCGGAGCGAGGCTGGTCGATCCGTAGCAAGTTCCGCTGAACAATTCCTGCGTGCCGTTGCATCGCCAATCGGCGGTGATGACGACATCGGTGAGTGAGCCTTCGGTCGGTTTGACCAACAGGCGTTCGATGATCCAAGAGAGGGTAATCATGGTCGTATAGATTAGGCGGCTGCGATTGTGGTGATGGTACCAGAAGATCCACGGAACTTCAGCGCACCGGACTCGACGTAGAGTTGGCCCATGCCAGCAGGGGAAGTGCTTGGAGCAGTAGCGTTTGCAAGACCGAGAACTTTAGCGGCAGAGGTTCCGAATGTGCTAACCCCCACGCCGACGTTGCCGGTATCTGTTACAACCAATCGGAGATTTGATCCTGTAGAATCGACCAACGCCAAGCAGTTGGTTGCATCAGCGTAAATCTGACCGCGATTGGCTCCGTTTAACTGAAGAACAATCTGGTTGTATCCAAGCGTATCAAGAACCAATGGATTTTGAGAAGATCCACCTTTGATGTGCAGTCGTCCAGCACTTGGCACAACCCCCACGCCCAACCCCGTAGAGTTGAGGGTCATGGCGGTGGAGCCAGCTATCCCAAAAGCTAATGCATCAACGTTGTGATCATACTCAAAAAACCCTCGGTAAGTTTGGTTGCCAACCGTTCCTTTTGCGTAATAAATTCCAGAAACATTTGCTGACCCTCCGTAAAGAGTAAGCGCAGGAGTTTGAGTTCCATCTCCAATGACCAGTTTTTTGGGACTGTTACCAAGGAAGGATGATTGAGAACTTGTCCCAATACCAACACCGCTGGAATTGACGGTAAAACCCGTCGTCCGCACCGTCAGATCGCCGGTGATGGTGGCGCTGGCGAGGGTGGCGGTGGGAGAACAAGCCAGCAGGTTGTTCAGCGTGACCTTCTTGGTCGTGCCGCTTGCAGCCATTGACGTATCGGAAACGTCCACGATGACCAGCGGATCGTTTGCCGGATCGGTTCCGGTTCCAGTGCTGGCAAGTGCTGTGATCTTTGAGTCTGGCATAATGTGAAAGCGTTAGTCGGTGATCAGTGAGAAAACAATTTTCGACGTCCCATCCTCTTGTAGGACTAGGAAGTCGTCCTCTTGCAGCATATTGCGCGCTGCGGGAGGGTATGGGTCGATGGCCGACTCGGAGTCGGATGCCAGCGACATTGTGAGGTCGAGCGTCATTAGGCGCGCGCGAGGTAGGCCAAGGCCTTTCCGGAGGCGAGCTGGAAGCTGGAGATCCTGCCTCGGATGATGAACCCACCCGGGAACGTGATGCCGGTCCAGGTGCCAGAGATTCCGGTTCCTGCGATGCTGGTCAGCGTGCCCGATTCGGCGAACTGAATGGCGGTGTAACCAGCGGAGTTGAGCGCGGTCCCGGTCACAGGAACGACGCCTTGGAATCCCATGGAATCCTGCGTTGCGATGTCGGTTTGAACGGCCATTGTGTTTGATCGGTAGAGGGGGCCCCGGCCGTATTACCGAGGCCCCCGGGTTGTGTGTTATCCTTTGCGAACTTTCGGTGCAAGGGCTCCCTGTATCCACAGGATCAGCTTCGTGCCCTCTGCAATCTTCGCGGTGTTGAAGTCTTCGCGCTGGGCGGCAGCGTCGACTTCGGGACCGGCGACAATCTTAGATTTGCCGCTCTTGTCCACCGAGATGGTCGTGGCGATTCTCATGGGTCAGCCTTAGGCGGTGACGAGAACCTCGGCCTGCGTGGTGTCCGCGGCGGCGGCACCGAACATGATGTCGTAGGACGCCATGTGGCTGCGGCTCGCCCGGCTGTACCAGACCGACAACAAGCAGCTCAGGCCGTTGCTGGTGGTCACCGTGCGCTGCTCGATGAACTCGCCGGCGATCATGCCGACCGGGAGGCCGGCGGCGATGGCGATGGAATCCGGGCCGCACACAAAACCAACGGCGTTGGTCTCGGCCGAGGTCCAGCGGTTGTTCTCGGCGATCACGTCGAATCCGAACCGGCCGTTGGCGAGCTGGTCGAACCGGCCATCCGGGAAGTAGTTCGCGGCGCCCGAGAACTGCAGGCGGGCCAGATGGCCACCGTCGAGGATCAGGTTCTTCGAGCGGTAGTTCTTGGCGAGCGCCAGAATCGCAGGCAGATCCGAGGTGTCGAAGTTCGCGGCCGTGCCGATAGCAGTGGCGGCGCCGTAGTTGCCGGAGACCATCAGAGCGGTCAGCACGTCGCTGATGCCGTAGGCGAACAGATCAGCGGAACCCGCGGCCAGGTCGGCCAGGCTGAAGCCCTGGTTGAGCTCCTGCTGGGTCACGGTGAAGTTCTTCGAGATCTGGTTCACGGTCACCGAGGTGGCCGCCAGCGTGCTGTCGTTGTTGGTCTCCCAGGAGGTCGGGTTGGTCTGGGCCGCGGTGCCGGTGGTGTACTTCTTCACCTGCACGGTGGCGCGGGGGCGGAGGTTGTCCAGGCCGACGTTGCGGCTGAACGCGGAGACCAAGGCCAGCCGGTTGGCGGCCACGGTGATCACGGCGTCGGCGAGGTAATCAACCACGAGGCCTGAGGCGAACGTGTTGGCGTTCTGCGGAGCGTGGATCTGGCTCTGGCGCAACAGCTCGCTGTGGTTGGAGATCAACCAGGAGCGGCGGTCGGCACCGGCCTGCATCTTCTTGTGCTGCTCCAGCAACGGATTGCCGAGGTTCTCGATGCGAACCGGGGCGATGGGCTCCGGAGCCGGTGCGGCGGTGATGGTCTTGGCGCTGATGGCAGCGGCAACGGCCTTGGCGACGATGGCGTCGATGTCGAGGGCGGTCGGCGCACTAGGAGCGGCCGCCACCACGGTGTTGGATTCAGTCATGTTGTGTGGTGTCTGCTGTGATGTCGGCGCGGTTGTCGCGCCATCTGCGGCAGCGGGAGTGCTGGCCGTAGAAATCTTATCCTCGGGCTCGGAAAGCTCCTGCTCCTGGTCGATCTGAGCGGCCAGTGCGTTGAACCAGTCGCGGCCGGCGGCGCCTCCCCACAGGTTGGCAGCCACGTCGGCCGGGGTGTTGGGCTCTGCTTCGAGGAATCGGTCATTGCGTGCCCACCAGGCCACGGCCTTTTTGACCTTCTCGGTGCTGGGCTCTTCGCCCTTGGCCAGATTGCGGGCGTCGATCACGGTGGCCTCTTCGAGACCATCGCCACCGAGGCCGTCTTCGTATTGCTGAATGCCGCGTTCGAGATTGCGGCGAACGGTGGGCGGTGCGGAGCGGGTGACCGCCCGGGGATGCCAGCAGGCAGCCATGGCGGGCAGCTCGGTCATGCAGTCAGCGAATCCGAACTGCATGGCCTCCTGGGCGGTGAACCAAGTCTCGGCGCTCATTGCTGCTCGGATTTGAGCAACAGGCTTTCCGGTGCATTTGGCGTAAATGCCGGCTAGGATCTCGGCATGCTGGTCGAGAGCGTCCGCCATCTTCCGCATATCCTCCGAGGTGCCTGCCACCATTCCGGATGGGTCGTGAATCATGAACAACGAGGCATCGGCCATTTCAACCGTGTCACCGGCCAGGGCAATGATCGAGGCAATGGATGCGGCAATGCCGACCACACGGGTGGTCACCTGGGCATTACGGCCGCGGAGCATATTGTAGATGGCCAGACCATCCCAGACGTTGCCGCCGGGGCTGTTGATCTCGACCACAAGGGGGCCTTGGCCGACGTCCTGCAGGGTTTGGCTGAAGGCCTTGGCCGACACACCGGATCCGCCGAACCAGTCCTCACCGATTTGGTCGAAGATCTGGATGGTGGCGGGCTCCATGGCCGAGGCCCGCGGCTGGTAGGAAAGCCAGTTGGTTACTTTAGTCATTCGGTTTTCTTGGCCCTAGGTTTGCGTTTCTTCGGGCCTGCCACGGCAACAACCTCTTGGATGGGCTCGGCCGGGATTTGTTCAGGCATAGTGCCCGACGGGTTTTCCTGCATGGCCATGTCGGCCGGTTCAGGTGCAATCGGCTGCTTCTGGGCGGTCGAGATTTGCGAGACGTCGATGCCGTACTTTCCGGCCAGGTCTTGAATGTATTTGGCCTGTTGTGCCTTCGACTCCAAGGCGGAGCGCCAGTCGATACCGCGGGCGCCATAGATCTCGTCGAAAGTCGTCACACCGGCTTCCAGCTCGGCCAGTTGGGCCGCGGAATTGCGGCCGACGTCGACATTCGGAGCCCGGGGCGCCTGGATGGCGACTTCGTACCAGTCGTCGGGAGAGTCGCGCAGGCTGGGATCCACCCGGATGGCGTACTCCATGACGTGTTCCCAGATACGGCGGGCGGCCGATGCCATCACCTGGTGGCGGCTCCGGAACCACACCGACGACATATCGAGGGCGCCGCGGTAGACGGTGCCCTGCATTCCCTCGGGGAATACCAGGATGTACGGGATGCCGACGCCGGCGCACACCTTCTCGGTCAGGTTGCGCCAGTATTCGCGCATGTTGACGTTGGGGCGGTCGGCTTGGAACTGCTCGAATTCGTCGCCGGACTTCAGCACCTTCACCGAGGAACCAAACACGTTTTCGTAGTAGTTCTGCGCGGTGCCTTGAGAACCGGCCACACCCGAGCGCAGGCTGGTGGCCTGAACTTCCCCGGAGCTGGTCTTGATCACCTGGGCCACACTGGAGGCGAGCTTGCAGGATTCCATCTCCAGCTTTTGGAGATCGTCCAGGTCGTGAAGGTCGTTGATCACACAAGCCACGAACGGCAGGCCGCGGAGCTGGCCGGCACGTTGGGCCTCGTAGATGTGAATGATCGAGTCGGATGAGATTGACCGGACGTCGGCGAGCTGTCCCTGTTGCTGCTCCTGGCCGACGAAGTAACTGAGAGCCCGACCGGTGCGAGTATCGAACCGCACACCATCGAAGATGTCCGGTTGATTCTCCTGCCCGGTAGGGGTGGAAACCTGCTGCGGCTCGATGAGCTGCAGGCGGGGCCGGCCGGTTTCGCCCTTAGTGAGCAAGATGAAAGATTCGCCGTCGTAGAACCAACCGCGGGCAGCCAATGACATCAGGGTGCCGAAAGACTGCCGGGATCCAATGTCCGGATATCTGCACCAGATATCCCACCATTTCTTGGCCTTGAGATTCCATTCCGGATCCGAGGAAGCCGGCTGCACGCTGAAGTTGCTGCCGACGGTGTAGTTCTCGAACAGGTCACCCAGGCGGTTCATCACCGCGTTATTCTGCTCGAAGAACCGGCTTTCGCACGATCTGCTGCCGGGTGGAGCTGGTGACATCGAACCGCACCGAGGTGTAGCTCGTATCCAGGAAGGAACGCCGAATCGAGTTAGACGCGCCCTCGTAACGGTCGACAGGTGCCGAACGGAACTTAGCCAGGATGGTGTCGAGGAAACCCATTAGGACATCCCCACCCGGTAGCTCGCCTCTCGGCGAAAGTTCGAGAAGTCGCCGCCGTAAGACGTGGCAGCCACGAGCACCACGGCCATCATCTTGTTGTAAATCTGGGTGTCGGTGGGGCTGGCAATGCCGTCCTGGCCGAGGTAATACACGGCCAGATCGTAGTCGGATTAGGCTTTCCCACATCTCGACCATTTCTGACGGGGTCGGAGCGCCTTTGCCTGGCTCGGCAAACTCGACGGAAACATCCGACGATGAAGTTGACCGGACAACCTGGCCGGATTCGATCACTGACGAGGCCGCCACGGACTTGGCCGACAAGGCGGCCAATAGGGTCACGCCGCCGAGCGTCGAGTAGACAGCCCGGAGGTAGCTCCTTTTGATGGCCACCGTGAATGTGAACATTCCGGCGGAGACCCTGCAGGTGTTTGGCCTGCCTTCAACCAGTTAGTAAAATTATTGGTCGGGTGTGGAAACAAGGTCGTTCCACAGCATCACCATGGCGAGCTGCATGATTTCGCAGTCGTGTAGGTGATCCGGCCATTTCTGGTTGCGCTTCACCCAGACGTGTTTGATCCGGCCGGCACGATTTGCCTGTGGTCGCAGGATGTGAGAGTCGAGGTGACGCCAGTAGAGATCGGGATCGGCGATGTAGGCGCCTTCGGCCTGCACGCTGGGCGGATCCTGGTGGACGCCCCATTCCCGGTCGATGTCGCCTTTACGGAGCCTCGACAGGATGTCGCGCAGGTGCTCGGTGTCGAATACCAGGAGGGGCTGCACCACGTCGGTACGCATCGAGGAAGACGTCGACAGGCCGAACGGATGGACAGCGCCGGATGCCGAGGTGAACCGCGCGCCGGTCTCCCGGCCTTTTAACGGCATCCAGCCGATCACCATGGGCTTCCTGAGACCTCCTTCGGGTGGGTAGCGCAGGCCACACGGGAACGTGATTGGATTGGACGTCACCGAGGAATAGGCGGCACAGGCGTCGTAGACCGTTTGCGTGTTGAAACCGGAGTCGATGCCCACATCCATGTCGTGAACATTGAGGGCCACCTGCACCCGGCGGAGGGCTGCGAAGTCGTCGGCATGGCCGGCTGCGATCAATGTCGAGTTGCCGTCCTTCCATTCGCGGCAGACCCACCACAGGAACGGCGCCACGGCCTGGACGTCTGCTGTCAGGTAGCGCCTGCCGCCGTCAATGGAGACCGACGCCGATGTCTCGGGCCGTTCCTGCTGCACGTCCTGCTGTTCCCAAGGCTCGGCCAAGTTGCCGTTGATGAAGCCCTGGAGGCCGGCCATCGAGGATTTGGCTTCTAGGAAGGCCACGGCCAGGTGGCCCCAGGTGCACTTGCGATCCGGGCTGTAAAGGCTGCTTAGATGGTAGGACCGAACACCGGGCATGGCGTTGGGATTCTCTGGGCGCCATTGTCCATGGCGGAGGGCTGCCACCTTGTGGGCATCGGTGATCTTACCGAGGCAGAGCTGGCAGACGTAGTGGGCGGAGGCCCGAACCTTGGCTAGATCGTGTTTGCCGTCGTCGGTCTTGGCGTCGTCCCAGGTCACCTGGCGCCATTCGAGTTTGATCAGCTCCCGGCAGTGTGGGCAGGGCAGGTAGTACCGGCGCTGGTCGCCGCGGAGGAAGCGCTGCCATATCCGGCCTTCGACCACGGTGGGTGTCGAGGTCATGAAGGCCTTGGAGCTGGAGAACGACTTCAGACGCTGTTCAGCCAGGTCGAGGGCGTCGGCCTCCTTGCTGGTTGCCTCGGCAAACTTGTCGACCTCGTCGGCAATCAAGACACGCACCGGGCGGCTGGCTAGGTTGGCCGGGCTGTTGGATCCGACAAAAGTCAGGGTCGACCGGGTGAAGTTCTGCTCCAGGTTGGTGATCTTGTCGGCCTCGGCGGGAAAGCATTCGAGCATGGTCGGGCTGTCCTCGAGCATGGGCAGCCAGCGGGATTTCGAGAAGGATCGGGCGAGATTCTCGGAAGGCATCAGCCACAAGGCCGGGCTGGGCTCGTTGGCAATTAGCCAGGCCAGGCCGGCCATCAGGGTGGTGGTCTTCGAGGTTTGGCTGCCCCAGCACAGTGTCACCTCGGAGACCGATGGGTTCTTCCAGTCCTCCATGGGCTCCCGGGTGTACGGCCTGACAGACGTTGAAAAGGGCCCCGGGTGCTCGGTCTGCCGTTGTGTAAGCCGGAGGTTGGCCTCGGACCATTCGACCACTGTCTGCATCGGTGTCGGCCGGTAGAGATTGCGTCGGTAGTCCAGGAGGCTGCGCTGGAGGTCGGTCAGGCTTTCCATGGGTTTGTTACTCACAATGCACAACCTCCCTCGCACTCAAAGTTGAAGGCTGATTGCCCCCGCTCTCCGTCGGTCAAATGAACCTCTTTAAGAGGCCTGCAAGACTTGTGCAGGTAGAGCTTGTCGTTGCATCCCCTGCTCATGACAGTGCCTTCAACTCGAAGCGCATCATCAATTTCAACAGCTCTGTCCCATCCATCTGGATCGGATTCTCTGAGCTTCAGCCATTCGTAGTCTGACTTATAAGGGCAGAATACACAGGCAGAACGCGGAACTTGATGCGGGATTCCAAACGCTTCCAACCACTTCACGCAATCTGTTCTGGTCATCATCTTTTCGCACAATGGAAATTCAGGTTCAGACCAGTGCGGACTGTTTGATTTGATGCGTGTGGCTCGACCAGCTTCATCAAGGCTGATTCCAAAAAGCTGGGTCAGCTTGGTCTTGATGCGCTGCCCTTTCTCAAGCCCTAGAAGCTCTCTGCGGATAAATCGTTCAATCGGTTTGATTTTGTATTCGCTGGTGCATTGTCTGCGCATGATTCCAAGCGATTCACCTTCGTTCTGAGCGGTGAATGCTGGAATCGCAACATGACGCTGGCCGGTCGAATTCATGCCATGTTTTAAGTCATCACCAAGAATCCCAGCAGAAACTATGTGAATGATTGGCCCACCCAGACTCTTGAGCCATTCCATGTGAGCGTAGACTGATTTCGGTTCCTCACCGAGATCAGCGAAGATAGCGCAATCAATCGGCTCAATCTCGCCTTTCAGGGCCATAAGGTAGAGCGTCGTGGATTGAACGCCTCCACCAAGGTTGAGGATTCTCATGTCAGGCTTTCCATGGGTCGGTATTGTGTAGTGTCTTCAGGCAGACTTCCTGAACCCACCTGGTCAATTCACGCTCGGCGTGCTCGGGGTCGTGCGGTGCTATCCGGCCGGAGAGCTGTTTCGGCATCGCCTTCAGCAGCGAGGCCACCGCCCCATCGTGCTCCTGCATCACCTTCCGCACCCAGTCGCCGCTGACCAGTCGCCGCTCCTTCTCGGCCTGGGCGATCACCTCGTCACGGGCGCTGGTGAGGTTTTTTGCAGCCGCGGCATGGATGGCGACCAGGCGCCCTGCATCGGCCCGACCGCCCCGGAGGGCTTCGACAGCCAGGTCGTAGGCTGCGCGCTCGATTTGCCGTTGTCTCTCGTAGGCGCCTTCTGGCGAGTCGGTAGCGGCTGCGGCTGTGTCGATAGGGTTTGCTGCTTCAGCAGGCCTGTAGGGGCCTTCCTGTTCGATTGCAGTGGTGTCTTGTTGTGGCGGTAAATCCTTGGT